CACGCAGGGAGAGCCTGACAGAACGGTGTGAAAAGGCGGCTGAACTTGCCAACGAATCAGATGAAACATGGCTGGTATGGTGTGACTTGAATGATGAGTCTGCACTATTGACTAAACTAATTCCCGGTGCTGTAGAGGTAAGAGGAAGTGACAAACCAGAGTATAAAGAGCGTATGAGCAACGATTTCTGTGATGGTAAGATTCGGGTTCTCGTTTCAAAGCCTTCGATCTTTGGGGCAGGGTTAAATTATCAACACTGCCACAATATGATATTCGTTGGATTAAGTGACTCATTCGAAGCAATGTTCCAGGCTGTTAGAAGGTGCTGGAGATTTGTGCAGACTGAACAGGTAAATGTTCATATCATAGCAAGCGAGGCTGAAGGTGCTGTTGTTCGTAACGTTAAGGAGAAAGAAAAAGCATTCGATGAGATGTTATCCGGGATGATCGCGGCTACGTCTGCATTATGCTCTGAAAATATCAGATCAACGGTCAGAATGTCAGACGAATATAACCCGCAGACGAAGATGGTGGTTCCATCTTGGATCTAATTTTTATAGTAATGAGTATAATATGTTATGCTAACAGGTGAGAAAAAGAGCATGAAGAAGCGAGTTTGTGATTATTGCGATACCATAATTGATGATAAGAACTTTGATACTATATCAATTGATGGTGAGTTTAAATTCGTTAAAGGGAAACGTGAAATGATTTACAGACATGGGGATACACACTTTTGCAATACTGAACATATGTGCTGCTGGTTAACTGATAGAATACTGGGGAAGGAATGACTGAAGAAACAACCGTAAAGAATCAATGCGTAGGAGATAATTTCGCATTGTATAATGTTGATAATTGCGATGGAATTAAAGGGATTAAAGACAATTCAATCCATTATTGCGTGTATTCTCCCCCATTCATCTCATTATTTACGTATTCTAACATAGATAGAGATATTGGAAACTGCACTACCGACGAGGAATTTTATACACATTTTAAGTTCCTTGTGGCTGAATTATTCCGGGTTATGATGCCGGGTAGGATGATGTCAGTCCATTGCATGAATTTACCAACGAGCATTTCCAGAGATGGGTATATCGGGATGAGGGACTTCAGAGGGTTGCTCATCAAGATTATGCAGGATGCTGGATTCCATTACTATTCAGAAGTCTGCATCTGGAAAGACCCAGTCGTGGCGATGCAGAGAACAAAGGCTCTTGGATTATTGTGGAAGCAGGTTAAAAAAGACTCGTGTAAGAGTAGGCAGGGGATTCCAGACTATGTATGCACGTTTAGAAAGCCTGGGGATAACCCGGAGCCGGTAAGCCATACTCCAGAAGAGTATCCGGTTGAGAAATGGCAAAAGATCGCCAGTCCGGTATGGTTCGATATTGTTCAGGGAGACACATTACAACGAGAATCGGCACGAGAAGAGGAGGATGAGAAACATTGCTGCCCTCTTCAATTAGAAGTTATCGAAAGATGCATCGAGTTATGGTCTAACCCTGGGGATATCGTGTTAGATCCGTTTGTCGGTATCGGGAGCAGTGTGTATCAGGCTCTTTTGATGGGTAGGAGAGGTATAGGATTTGAGTTAAAGGATAGTTATTATCAACAGGCGGTATTGAACTGCAAACGGGCAGAGTCAGACGCTAAAGTTCCACAGTCGGGGCTTGATAGATGGATCGGAGAGAACAAGGCACAAAGCACATTGGAGGTATAACATGAAATTAACAGCAAAAGCAGACACTATTAAAGAGTTTATCAGTATCGCAGACGGGATTAACGCGCTTGAGGTAAGAGTCCACGTAGAAGAGGATAAGGTATGGTTCAGAGTAGTTGATGCCGGCAATGTTGCTATGGTTGCAGCAGAGTTGCCGCGTGACTCGTTTGATGAGTTTACTTTTGAACCGGGTTCGTTCTGTATCGACATGGTTAAGTTTAAAGCGGTATTCGGGTTCGGCGGAAAGGATATTATCATTACCCGCGAGAGTGCAGAGTCTAACGCAATAACCATCGAATCGGGCGGGTATAAAGCGGTTCAGACTCTACTGCATGACGGGACGGTAAAGAAAGATCCGAATATGCCTGAACTATCACTTGACGGAAAGGTAGAGATGAACGGAAAAGAGTTCTCTACTGCTCTTAAGAACATCAACGCGGGAGGGTTTGATAAACTACGGCTGGTTGTATCGTCTGATACGTTCACCATTGCCTCCGCCGGGGAAGGACAGGAGAAGGTAGAAAAGCCGTATTCGTCCGATGACATCCTTCATGTGTCCGGTGAAGGGAACAGTCTATTTTCATTCGATTACCTCCTGGGTATGGCTCGTAACTGGGGAGGAGACATCAAAGTAAGTGTAGGTGTGGATATGCCCGTTATTGTAGAGTCTTCGATTGCGGGGGGGCACGGATCGGCAAAGTTCCTATTAGCGCCGCGACTGGAAGAAGGGGTGTAAAATGGGGAGTGCTAAACTTCTCGAATCCCTTTTAGAAGAAGAGGATTTTGCATATCATATTTATAAACGCACTACCCGCGCAATGGTTAGTCCACATCAGCGGGTGCTTGAGGTATGATCTACGAAAAGATGGTTGGCGTCGCGACAATTGAAATAGAAGGTATTGCAAATAAGCAATTTTGCGATAAAGTAACCATTGAATTGTGGGATACTGAATATGATGGTGCGGTAAAACGGTTAAAAGAGAGAGGTGTGATAGAATGATCCTAAACTGGATAACCGGTATATTTATCGTGGTGTGGACAGTCGTGGGTATTGCGTATTATGTTCATCCGGTGGTGTGGTTCGCTGTATTCTGGTTAGTTGTCGGGTTATGGGCGTTCCTGACTGTCATGAGATGGAAACAGAAGTCTGACAATCGCGGGGATTCGTGGGATGGTGTGATCAGTTGGGTGAAAAGTAAGGTGTTGAAATGACCGGATACATGACAGACGAATACCGTGGCCTACTTGAATACGCTTATAAACTGTTTGGAACTCATGCGAGTTTCACGGCTAAAGACATCCGGGCAAAGGCGACAGCTATGAACGCATTGAGGGGCAAAGGGTATATTAAGCGGTCATCCACTCGTGGCCCGTGGAAAGTAACCGATGAAGGGGAAGACTATGTGAGGCAGTATTTAAAGAAACCAGAGAAACAAGAATCCCAATGGGCTGACCGCGAGGAGTTTGTCAGTCCGTTTTAACCACAACTATTTTAACTTTTCCCATCCTACTGTATAGCAATTATGGCCGAAGTAAAACTGGGAAGGCCTTCAATATACGATCCTGAAAGACATCCCGGAGAGGCTGAATACTATGCTGGGGAGGGGATGACAAATCAAGAGATTGCGTCTTCTATGGGAATTGCAACCTCTACGTTAAGCGAATGGATGAGGATTAACCCTCTTTTTTCGGATGCCGTAAAGCGCGGCAAGCAAATCGCAGATGATAAAGTAGAGAAGTCATTATATAAGCGTGCAATCGGGCAGTATGTAGAAGAGACTAAAAGAGTTGATGATGGGAGTTCTGTTAGAATAGAGACAGCATCGAATTATATCGCTGATACTACTGCCATGATCTTTTGGTTGAAGAATAGGAAACCTCAAGAATGGCGCGATAAACAGCAAACAGAGATATCCGGGCCTGAAGGTAAGCCTCTTGTAGTTAAGGTGTTAAAAGGGGTATCAATGGATGACTTATAATGTCATGCTTGAAGATCCTTCTGATGGAACAGGATACGAACCAAGAGGCGGTGCAAAGCAGGCGTGGTCATGTAAAGACCATGAACTAATGCTCGCCGGCCCTGCCGAGACAGGAAAGACTCTTTTTTGTTTGCAGAAACTTGACGCACTGATGCATAAGTATCCAGGATCTCAATCCGCTATTATCCGGAAGACCCGGAAAAGTATGACTGGGTCTGTCCTTCAGACGTTTGAAAAGAAGGTATTACCGAAAGATACCGATGTGAAACCGTATGGCGGGCAGCACGTTGAATGGTATGATTACCCTAATGGGAGCCGTATATTCGTTGGCGGGATGGATAATCCCGACAAGGTTCTTTCTTCTGAGCGTGACTTCATTTATATCAACCAGTCTGAAGAGTTGACGCTTGACGATTGGGAGAAACTAACAACCAGATGCACAGGCCGAGCAGGGAATACACCATACTCACAGATACTTGGGGATTGTAATCCGGGGCCTTCAAACCACTGGATACTTCAGCGCGTCAAAAGTGGGGCACTAACTTTTATCGAGTCTCGGCATGAGGATAACCCGACACTGTTTAATGAGGATGGTTCGATTACTCCTCAAGGTGAGATATCCATCGGGATACTTGATGCGCTTACCGGGGTGAGGTTTCACCGGTTAAGACATGGCAGATGGGTGAGCGCTGAAGGTGTGATCTATGAGTCATGGGATCGCGCGGTCCATTTAATTAAACCGTTCCCTATACCCGCAGACTGGAAGAGGTATAGGTGCGTGGACTTTGGATACACAAACCCGTTTGTATGTCAGTGGTGGGCTGTTGATCCTGATGGGAGGTTATATATGTATCGTGAAATGTATCAGACAAAGACTCTCGTTGAGGATGCAGCAAAAGAGATATGGCAGATATCAGAGCCTGAAAAGATAGATGCCACGATATGTGATCACGATGCAGAAGACCGGGCAACTCTGGAAAGGCACGGGAAACTAACCACTACCGCGGCAAATAAGTCAGTTAAGTTAGGAATAGAAGCAGTTCAGAAACGGTTGAGGAAAGCAGGAGATGGGAAGCCGCGCCTATTTATATTTCAGGATGCATTAATAAACGTTGATAAAAGGCTGTTGGATGCAAAGAAACCAACATGCACAGAACAGGAAATAGAGTCGTATATATGGGAACCTGCATCAGAAGGGCGATCAGCAAAAGAAGAGCCTAAAAAAGTGGACGATCATGGAATGGATCCTATGAGGTATATGGTTATGTTTTTAGATAGTGGTTCTGACGATTCCCGGTTTATGATGAGTATGAGGTGATAATGTCTATAATAAGAAATCTAACAACGTATTTCTCAAAGGAGGTTCAAAAGGAAGTTAAACCAGAATCGTATGCCGAGACATCCGGGAAACAAAAGGAACTGTTCAGCGACAAAACGAAGGATAAAGCGTTACTCACGAAATACATCAATATGTATGAACAGGGGGGGATGCTGTCAGAAGCGATAGATCTTTATCCTCTGTTTATGTTCAGCAAGGGGTATTCCTGGGAAGGAGAACCACGGGCGATTGAGCAATGCAAGACGTTCATGGAAGGGTTCGACTTTGAGCAGTCATTTAACCTAACCGTTACGTCTCCGCTCGTTGTCGGGGATGGGTATTCCGAGATTGTCAAAGGCCGCGTTAATAACCCGTTAGGCCTGCTATATCGTAACCCTGTCAACTTTGAATTGGTATATGACGAATATGGCATGGTATCCGGGTATAAGCAGGTTATATCGAATCTTGGAGAGAAGAAAGAGATACCGTTTGAAGAGGATCAGATATTTCATACTCAACTTATACCCAGCCTGAAGGAGGGGAAAGGAACCAGCCTAATTGGCAGAGCATTTGACGATGTGACCAGGGACGTTCTGATTGCAGAGAACTCGGCAAATGCTATTGTGAGACACGGGACTCCTAAATGGTGGGCGCGTGTCGGGAAGGAAGGGGAAAGTGTTAGTCAGAATGTATTGGATTCCGTTACCCGGAAACTTGAGGAACTGAACAGCAAAAACGATATAGCGACTCAATACGACATAGCAATCCAGGCGCTTGATACGGCAGGGGTGGAAAACATCAACGGGTATCAGGAGTTCTCCATTGTTAGACTGACTGCTGCGATGGGCGTGCCTGGAGAATTGTTAGGGTTCAGACAAGGCACAACTGACAACACGGCAGTGAGCCGGATTGGTGCGTTCCTGCAGAAGTGCTCTACATACCAGACTCGGTATGCTCGGCAGTTGAATATACAGGTGTTTGACCAAGTGACAGGCATACCGGGGGCAGCGAAGATTAAATTCAACTCAATCCTCCCGTCTCAACAGGCAGAACAAGCCGCGTGGATTACGAACCTGATTAAAGCGAACCCGTTAGATCCGGAGTATTACGCTCCGCGCGAATGGGTAAAGCAAACATTAAACATCCCGGATACGATTGAAGAGGTAACATCATGACAGCAGTAGAATTTAAAGTAAACGACCCAGAAGCGCCGCGACTATTAATCAACCTGTTTAACGAGGATCTCCCGACAACTAACGCGGATCTTTGTGTAGGTGTATCAGTCACGGGCAGCGGGCAGGCCGAGTATCTGAACATCTCGTTTAGTAGTCCTGCAAGTGCGGCCTTATCCCTTAAAAGAACCGTAGGAACCACAACCGTGACCCAGAAACTTAATGGGGGTGCTGCGGTTGTGGCAGGAGCATTATATCAGGCAACTATTCTTGTAGCGCCTGGGGAAACAATCAACTTCGGGTATGCAGCGACTACGAACAAATACAACCTGATTATAGCCGAGGTAATACAGAAATGAGCAGTCCATCTTTTCCTATAAGCAGTGGAGGAGGAAGCGGAGAAGGAACATCAGACCATTCTCTTCTTACTAACCGGGATGCAGCGGATCAACATCCGGCGGCCTCTATAACTCCTGTCACTACTAATTTCGATGGGAACCTGTCATCTGCTGACGATACGGTTCAGAAAGCGCTTGAGACTCTTGATGCGATGACTGGTGGAGGGGATACATTACCAATCGCAGATACAACGGCCATAGTCAAAGATCCAGTTGATGCTACTAAACTTGTCAGGATCGATGCTGGAACTGTTGGAACTGGTCAAACTCGTGTTATTACTATGCCTAACCAGGATGTTGATTTAACTCCTGGGACGGGAACGTATCCTGCTGCATCTCATGCTCATGGGAATGTTACGGATGCTGGGTTAATAGGAACCACTGCAAATCTCCCAATCATTACTGGGACTGGTGGAGTTCTTCAGGCTGGTGCATTTGGAACAGGGGCTACTAATTTCTGTGTTGGTAACGACTCGCGGCTTTCTGATGCAAGAACCCCATCAAGTCATACGCATGGAAACATTACGAATGCGGGGGCAATAGGAACAACTACTGCACTACCAATCATTACAACTACAGATGGTGTTTTAACTGCTGGATCATTTGGAACCGATGCAGGAACATTTTGCCAGGGGAATGATGGTAGATTAAGTAATGCGAGAACGCCGAGTGCTCACAATCTCATCGATACAACCGGGCATCCGGTAACAGGGCTCACAACCGGGCATTTCCTCAAGGCTACCGGGGCGACATCTTACGGATTTGGAGCACATGGTCTAACTGCATCTGATGTCGGGGCACAACCGGTTGATGATGAATTGACCAGCCTTGCAGGGTTATCATTAACCGGTAATGGCGGGAAGTCGATCACTGTTAAGTCTGATGTTTCTGGGTTTGAACTCACTACTATAAGTGGTGCTTTGGATATTGTTGGGTTAACAGGTGAATCTGCGGCCGTTGCATCGGATCAATTCCCATTTTATGATGCAACAGCATCCGCTAATAGAAAGATCACATTATCAGAACTCCAAACGGCTCTCGGTATTGCAGGATCTACCGATCATTGGATTGCCGAGTCTGGTTCATTTACTGCTACCCCTGTAAGCACATCGACGTTGACGATGACAAGTGATAGAACCGGGACTATCAAGGCTGGGTATGGAGTCAGATACACAATCGGTGGAACGGTTTATTACGGCGTCATTACCGCTATGGCATCAAACCTGATGACTATTGCCGGGGCTTCATTATCGGGTGATGTAACTGCATTATCATACACAAAGACCGGAGTGGTTCAGATGCCGATTCTTATTCCGGGGTATTACGAGGATGCAACATCAGCAGCATTACTGGCTGAAGACCTTGGGCAGACACTACTTTGGCAGCAAGGCCCGGCATATCTTGTTCGTGCTCTCATGTATAGCCGTGTGGTTGATTCAAGCAGCGATGGGTATGCGAACGTTAGGCAGGGGGCTGCGGTTATATCAGGAACAGCACAGGCAGGAGATGGGACTCATATCACGCTTGCAGCAGCAGGATCGTCAGGTGATGATGATGCCTACAATAATATGTGGATAAAGATCACTGGCGGGACGGGATCAGGACAGAGTCGGAAGATAACCGATTACGTGGGCTCTACTAAAGTGGCTCAAGTGGCAACATGGGCAACCAACCCAAGTTCTGATTCTACATATGAGATATACAAACCTGTGATAAACTCGAATACGTATTCTGGGCTGTTACTTGACACAACCGCCGCAAAAACAACCGTGATCGATATTGATACCACGAAATACGCGATATCCTACGGGGATACGATATCGGTTATGGCCTTGAAAGGAACGGGAGGAACTGCTTTAGACTTGTCGGTTATGCTGACGTATGTGGTGGCGTAGATGATTGCTTCGTCATGCATAGGTAAAGAACGGTATGCAGATCGATTGGATGGTCTTGATATCAACTGGTTATTATCAAAAGGTTGTGTATCATGGTATCGAGGTAAAACAGAAACTGACTTTCCCATTTTGCCATCCGGTGTAACTGCTACACCATCCGGGACGTGGGCGAATGATACAACCTTGAACAATGGGCGGAAAATAAAAACATTCGATGGATCTACAAATGTAATATCGCTAACTGACCATGCATCGTATGATTTAATATCCGGAAATTTAACAGTTTGTTTTTGGACAAAAATAACATCGTTAGCACAACCATGTGGTTTTTTTAGACAATATGAGTCGAGTTCTCATAATTTTGGGGGTTATTGGGATCTTGGGACTCAATTGCTAATTCTGTATGGTGCAGGAAATGGTGCTTGTTATTTTAAA